ATTTGCATTCAAGAAAGCAGGATCAAATAATATATCAGGTAGATTCAGAAGTGATAGTTTACAACTACTGAATGGTACAAACTTTACTGTTGCAGGAGACTCTACATTTACTGGTAGAGTCATTGCAAATCATGGTGTTACTGGTAATATAAACTCTGCAGGTATATCTACAATATCAGGATTCACATTCCCGTCCGTAGACGGGAGTGAAGATCAAGCATTGGTTACAGATGGAAATGGATCTCTCTCATTCAAAACACTGTCTGGTGGTGGTGGAGGTGCTACAGGTGCCGGTACTACTATAAGTACAGGTGTTACTACAGCAACACAAGGACAGACATCCTTTACTGCACCTAATGTGTTTGATGATGGTGAGCAGGCAACAGCATTTTCTACTCAGGTATTTCTAAATGGTGTGAAACAGAGACTTGGTGCATCTAATGATTACCAATTATCAGCACCACAGACTGTGACCTTCAACTCTGGAGTTACACTCGGAGATGATGTCAGTATCGTTGTATATTTTGGACATACATTAGAAGAAGAATTTTTTACAGCAACACAAGGACAAAAAGATTTTACTCTAGCAGGTAATCTAGCAGCAGCAAAAAATTACAAAGTATTTTTGAATGGTGTCAGACTTAGAAATACTGTGGACTATTCAGCGAGTGCTGCGGTTGTTCTAAATCAAATCGCTCAAGCAGGAGATCAAGTAGATATTGTCTCCGATCAGGCAGAAGATAGATTGACAGCAGTGCAAAATCAAACCTCCTTTGCACCATCAGATTCAAATACAACATCAGATAACATGCAAGTGTATATGAACGGTATCTTACTAAGAGAAACTGAAGACTGGTCAATAGGAAGTCCCTCTGTGACAATCCTAGATGCAGACGGTCTGAATGCCGGTGATCATTTAGATGTTGTCGTAAGACGTTCATAAATAACTAAAAAGTAATAATGGCAGATCATCTAACCACAGAATTAAGAGACAATGACATGCTCAACTATAGAGAAGAATTTATTCTCTATGGTTTGAGGCAGTTAGGTCATCCTGTTGTGGAAGTTAATATTGCAGATGAGCAGATAGAAGAAGTGATGCAAGACACCATATCATTTTTTCAAAATAGACATATGGACGGTGTGGAGAAAGTATACCTAAAACATAAAGTTCCAGAAAACTTTATCAAAAGGGTAGGTGGAAGAGCAGATGACAATACTATAGGTATCAAAACCACCACATCAAATCCATACAGTAGAGGTGGAGATATTGTTGGTTTGAGTACTACTGCTTTTGATTCATTTGAAGAGGATCAAAATTTCATTGTTATACCTGATGCTGTCATAGGTATAGAGAAAGTTTGGAAATTAGATAACCGTGCTATCAGCACTAACATGTTTAGTGTCAACTATCAATTATTCTTGAATGAAATATACTATTTCAGTAGCACTGAAGTATTGAATTATTCTATGACAAAAAGATATCTTGAGGATCTTGATTTTATATTACATCCAGATAAACAAATAAGATATAACAGAAGGAGAAATAGATTATATATTGATACTGATAAGGGTAGTTTGCAAGAAGATGATTATCTAATCATAGAATGCTATAGAGCATTAAATCCCAGTGAAGTAGGTAATAGAATATATGGTGATCTCTTTTTTAGAAGATACTTTACTGCTTTACTAAAACGTCAGTGGGGACAAAACCTCATGAAGTTTCAAGGTGTCAAAATGCCCGGTGGTATGGAACTAAACGGTAGACAGATATGGGAAGATGGCACAGCAGAATTAGAAAAGTTGGAGTCTCGTATGAATATGGATTACGAATTACCTCCACTTGATTTCATTGGATAATGGCACTCAATAATTATTTTCGACTCACCGATGCAAGAAATGAGCAGGATCTTGCTCAGTCTTTGATTGATGAACATATAAAAATTCATGGCATAGAGTTTGTCTATATGCCACGAACTTTTGTGAATACAAAAACTGTGATGAGAGAAGTCACCTCATCAAAGTTTGAGAAGTCATTCCCTCTCGAAGGGTACATTGAAAACTATGAAGGATTCGGAGATCAATATAATCTACTAACAAAATTTGGAGTTAGATCTACAGCAGAAATGCAGATCACTATTTCTCAGGCACGATTTGGTGAGTTGATTACACCTGTTCTAAGAAAACAAGGTGGAGTTGGACTTGATAGTGTACCCACTAGACCGCTTGAAGGTGATCTAATGTATTTTCCTTTGGGTGATATATTATTTGAAGTCAAGCATGTAAAACATACTGCACCCACATTCTATGCTTTAGGTAAAAACTATTGTTACGTATTAGAGTGTGAGATGTTTGAACTTGGTGATGAGAAAATTGAAACTGGTGTTGGTGCTATTGATGATGATTTTGCTACATTGGGATACAATGTCACTATGACATTGGCAGGTATTGGTACAACTGCAACCGCAATGACATCATTGGTAGATGGTGCTATTCATAAAATCAAAATATTCAACGAAGGAACAGGATTTACAGCAGATCCTACAGTCATCATATCTAAACCTAATGGTACTGGTAGAAGAGCAACAGCAGTTGCTATTACCACTGCAAACGCACAAGGATCTAGATCACTGCAAGAGTTTAGAATGACAGATCCCGGTTTTGGATATACTACTGCTCCAAGTATTACGGTCACACCTGTAGATGGTAATGGTAGTGGAGTATCACTAGGAGTTGGCATCGCAACAACAGGTGCAGTTGGAATAATTACAGTTTCAAATAAAGGATTTGACTATATTGTTCCTCCTCCAATTACATTTACATCAGCACCTTCGGGAGGTGTAACTGCGATAGGAACTGCAATACTTGTAGATGGTCGGGTAGATAGAATTATCACAACAAATGCAGGATATGGTTATACAATAGCACCTACAGTCACTGTTGGTGCAGCAGGTACAGTTGGAGTAGGAACATTCACGTATGGAATGATTCTAACTGGTAAATCATCTTCAACAACTGCATATGCTACAAGTTGGGATGCTACTACAGGCACACTTACTGCAAAAGACCTTACAGGTAGATTCTCAACTGGTGAATTGATTGTGGGCACAGCGAAGACAACAGGTGAAACTATCGCATACCGTCTAAATAGCATCGACTACAATGATGATGAGACAAATCTCGATTCATATGGAGACAATGTTAGCTTACAATCAGAAGGTGACGCTATCCTTGACTTTACAGAGAAAAACCCATTTGGTGAAGCATAATGTTTGGAAAGTATTTTTACAATGAGACAATAAGAAAGACTGTAATTGCTTTCGGAACTCTTTTCAATGACATCACAATCAAGCATACTAACGATGCAACAGATGCAGTGATATCAACAATCAAGGTTCCTATTGCATATGGACCTATGCAGAAGTTCTTGGCAAGAATTGAACAACAACCAAACTTCAATAAGAATGTAGCAATAACTTTACCAAGATTATCATTTGAGATAACTTCATATCAATACGACCCGACTAGAAAGATTGCACCTATAACAAAATTTTGTTTAGTTCCTAATAGTAGTAAAAATAAAATCAAAAAAGTCTTTATGCCTGTCCCATACAATATAGGATTCAGACTTAGTTTTGCTGCAAAATTGCAAGATGACGCTTTGCAGATCTTAGAGCAAATATTACCGTTCTTTCAACCATCATATAATGTCACACTCAACATGATAGAAGGACATGATGAAAAAAGAGACATACCCTTCACATTGAGTGACATATCATTCAAAGATGAATACGAGGATGATTTCAATACAAGAAGAGCGATTGTATATGATTTAGAATTTATGGCAAAGACATACTTCTACAATGAGATTCCTACAGACGAGACTGGTGGTATCATCAAGAAGGTTCAGATCGATTACTCATCTGCTATCAGAGCACCAAGAGAGGTCAGATACGTTGTCACACCTACTGCTACAAAGGATTATAATCAAGATCAGACCCTCTCTCTTGCTGCAACACTTGAAGTTGGTAAGACACTCATGACCGTTACAAGTGGAGCAAGTCTAGTTGTTGGTCAGTTTATTCAAATCAACAATGAAGTGATGAGAGTTGAGGAGAAAGATGGTGTGTCAATTATAGTTGCTAGAGGACAGTATAGAACCAGTGAAATGAAGCATAGTAATGGTGATGTTATAAATCTTATTAACGCTGCAGATCATGCATTGATCGAAGTCGGTGATGATTTTGGATTCAATAGCGATGTTGACTTCTTCCAAGATTCTCAATTCTTTAGTCCTAGTCAGGGCACTGACCAATAATGGAAAACTTTGATGAGTTAGAAAAGGCAATGAACGTAAAGACAGAGATAGTCAAGGAGACTAAATCTGTCAAAGTCAAACCTGTAAAAAATGGGGGAGATGATCCTCAAAAAGATTACGAGTATAGTAGAGCACAATTATATAATCTAGTAGAGAAGGGTCAGGAGGCAATCAATGGCATACTAGATGTATGTCAAGACTCACAGCACCCAAGAGCATATGAGGTCGCAGGACAATTGATCAAGAGTGTGGCAGACACCACAGATAAACTCATTGATTTACAAAAGAAAATGGTTGATCTAGATAAACCAACTGGAGATGGTCCAAAGACTGTAAATAATTCTGTATTCATTGGTAGCACTGCAGATCTTCAAAAACTAATCAAGCAAGGAAATATAAATAAGAAATAGTAATCGTTATAAGATGTCCAAATCTTGCCCGAAAGGACAATATTATTGCTACACTGATAAGAAGTGTAAAAAGATACCGAAAGGGTACATGATTGGTGCTCGCGGTTACTTGCGACAAGAACCACAAGAGGATGATTCTAAAAAGAATGGTAATGGTAACGGTAACGGACACTCTAAGTCAAATGGGAGTGGCGGGAATGGTGGTGGAAATGGTAACGGTGGTAATGGTGGCAATGGTGGTTCTGGTGGCGTGTCTGAAGCAACGATGACCTCATCTCAAAAGAGAAAGGACACGATGTTGAAGAAAAAATATGATGACTCTGACATGAAGAAGAACATGAAGAAACAGTATGGTAAGGAAGAAGGTGAAAAAGTTTATTATGCTACGATACGAAAACAAGCAATGGAATCTAATTTAGGAAAACTTGATGAAGTGGGATACTATTCTGGACAGGATAGAGATCCTAGCACCGGATTGCCAAAAGGTTTGAGAAGCACTCCCGGTAAAAAAGATGATATTAAATTGAAAAGGGTTCCGCATGAAATTCTTCGTGCACATAGAGAGATACCTGTGACTGACATCAAAGTGTCAAGCATGGATGAACTAACTGACTATAGATCATTCGCAGCAAAGGCACAGGAAGCAAGAGATAAAAAGGCAAAGAGAAGAGAAGAGAAAGCAAAGGCAGATAAAGATTATATGGAGAAGAAAAAGGAAAGAGTAAAGAAGGGTATAAGATTTTACGATACAAAAGGGAAAGGATATGTCAAGGATGGAATCAAGACATACGAAGAGAATCAAATAGATGAGAAAAGAATGTTTCCAGATGGATTCTTAAAGAAGCATTCAAATTTAGATCCTACTAATTCTAGAGACCTTCTAGAACTAAAACGTCTTTTGAGAGATGCTAATAAAAATCAAAAGGCAATGGTGAATGTAAATCCTGATGTGCAAACAGAAGGGTCACTGCATAAATGGTTCAAGGGATCTAAATCAAAAGATGGAAAACCCGGTTGGGTGAACGTCAAGACAGGTGGAACCTGTGCTAGTGACGAACCCGGAGAAGGTACACCTAAGTGTGTGTCATCTTCTAAGAGAGCAAGTATGTCTAAAGCAGAAAGAGAATCTGCATCAAGAAGAAAGAAAGCAGCAGACCCCGGTCAGCAGTCAAAATCTGGTGCTGCAAAACCAACTTACGTTTCAACTGATAAACCTAAAAAGAAAATGAATGAGAAACTAAATCACATCTCTGTGCCCTTGAAAACAATCAAGAGTAGAAGTGACTTTTTGAAGAAGTATCAAAATGATCCCGGATTGAAGTATAACAAACCTGTTGACGGTAAAATTACAGAAGCAAAAGATAAGAAAGGAAAGGGTAGTGGTACAAAAGATGCATGCTATAATAAGGTCAAGTCAAGATACTCAGTGTGGCCAAGTGCATATGCATCAGGTGCATTAGTCAAGTGTCGTAAGGTAGGTGCTGCAAACTGGGGTAACAGTAAGAAAGAAGAGTTTGAAGGCACTAAGAGTTACAGTGATTTCATGGATGAGGCAAAGAAATGTTGGAAAGGATATAAGAAAACAGGCACACAGAAACTATTCGGTAAAACATACAATAGATGTGAAAAAGAAGAGACTCAATTAGAAGATAGTAGATTGACAAGTTCTAATGACATGCAGAGTAAAATGTATGCTGATAAGAATAAGTCTGGTAAAAAGATGAGTGACGATGAGATCAAGAAAGAGAAGGGTGGAAAAGAGTTTCTTGCTAGACTCAAGGCAGCAAAGTCGAAGATGAAGAAAGAAGAAACTGAGTTGGAGAAACTACAAAGAGCAGTCAAAACTGGTATGATGAATGGTGCAAAATTAACACCTCAACAAATTCAGGGTTTGAAAGCAAGTTTGACACAGGGAGGTAGTCCTGTAGAAGAGGGTAGTGCATATGGCATGTACAAAGGAGATGGTAAACCCAAAGGTCCTATGGCAAAGTTTGGGGAGAAGAAAAAGAAAGAAAAAAAGATTGAAGAGAAGGTAAATCTAAAAGATAAATCTTCTCAATATGCTAGAAGCACAAAAGAAGTTGACACTGCCATGACAGATCATGTCAACAGAACAAGAGGCAAAAACTACAATCTCAAAACTGGTAAAGTTACAGATGTAGGTCGCTATCGTAGACCTAGCAAAAGAGAAGCAAGAAATGAATTGATCTCTATGAATAAAGAGTCAAAGACATATTCTCAGTTTGCTCAAGAGTGTTGGAAGACTCATAAACAAGTAGGATTGAAGAAGAAGGGTAATAGAATGGTTCCTAATTGTGTTCCAAAAAATGAAGAGGTTGAAAAATTAGACGAAAAAAAGTCTCCGGCATGGCAAAGAAAGGCAGGTAAAAGTGCCAGTGGTGGATTGAATGCCAAGGGTGTTGCATCATATAGAGCAGCAAATCCCGGTTCTAAACTCAAGACTGCTGTGACAACTAAACCCTCTAAGTTGAAGAAAGGATCAAAGGCAGCGAATAGAAGAAAGTCTTTCTGTAAAAGAATGACTGGTATGAAGAAGAAATTGACATCTGCAAAGACAGCAAGGGATCCCGATTCAAGAATAAATAAAGCACTGAGAAAGTGGAACTGCTAATTTATGCCCCAAACAAGTGACGTCTATCTTGGTAATCCGAATCTAAAAAAAGCAAATACTGAAATTCAGTTTACAGAAGATAATGTAAAAGAATTTCTAAAGTGTAAAGACGATCCAGTTTACTTTGCTAGAAAATATATCAAAATCGTAAACGTTGACGAGGGTCTTGTACCCTTTGAGATGTGGCCATTTCAAGAGAAGTTAATAAAAAGATTTCATAAGAATAGATTCAATATCTGTATGATGCCCCGTCAGACTGGTAAGTCAACGACGTCGGTGTCTTATTTGTTGCACTATGCTATATTCAATGACAACATAAACATCGGTATTCTTGCTAACAAGGCAGCAACTGCAAGAGATCTACTTGGTAGATTGCAGACTGCATACGAGAACTTACCGAAGTGGATGCAGCAAGGTATTGTTGCATGGAACAAAGGATCGATGGATCTAGATAATGGTTCTAAGATCATGGCAGCATCTACATCTGCTGCTGCTGTTCGAGGTATGACCTTCAACATCATATTCTTGGACGAATTTGCTTTCGTACCAAATCATATTGCAGACGACTTTTTTAGTTCAGTATATCCTACAATATCATCTGGTAAGTCAACAAAAATTATAATTGTATCTACCCCCAAAGGTATGAATCACTTCTACCGTATGTGGCATGATGCAGAGAAAGGTAGAAATGAGTATGTTCCTACTGAGGTTCATTGGTCAGAGGTTCCCGGTAGAGATGCAAAGTGGAAGAAACAAACAATTGCAAACACCTCTGAACAACAATTCAAGGTTGAGTTTGAGTGCGAATTCTTAGGATCTGTTGATACTTTGATTGCACCATCAAAACTCAAAGCGATGGCATACAATGACCCCGTTCAAACAAATGGTCATCTAAACGTTTATGAGACTCCTGTCAAAGGAAGAGATTATATTGTTACTGTGGACGTAGCAAGAGGTATCTCAAAGGACTACAGTGCCTTTGTGGTGTTTGATATCACAGAGTTTCCGTATAGAGTGGTCGCTAAGTATAGAGATAATGAAATCAAACCTATGCTTTTCCCATCTGTGATAATGGACGTGGCACTTGCATACAATGAAGCATTTGTGTTATGTGAGGTAAATGATATTGGTGATCAGGTAGCGAGTATATTGCAGTTTGACTTAGAGTATGAAAATGTGCTGATGTGTGCTATGCGGGGTAGATCCGGTCAGATAGTTGGTACAGGTTTCAGTGGTAAGAAGACTCAACTGGGTGTGAAGATGAGTGTGACTGTGAAGAAGGTGGGTTGCAGCAACCTGAAAACACTGATTGAAGAAGACAAACTACAAATTTTAGACTATGATATAATATCAGAGTTGACCACGTTCGTTCAAAAGAGACAATCCTTTGAGGCAGAAGAAGGTTGTAATGATGACCTTGCTATGTGTCTAGTAATCTTTGCATGGTTGGTAGCACAGGAATACTTCAAAGAGATGACTGACAATGACGTCAGAAAAAGAATCTATGAAGAACAAAAGAATCAAATAGAACAAGACATGGCACCTTTTGGATTCATGACAGATGGATTGAATGATGAAGAGAATGAGATAGTTGATTCGTCTGGAGATGTATGGAAGGTTGATGAATATGGTGATCGCTCTTACATGTGGGATTATAGATGATAGTCTGGTCAATCATATGGATGGTCTTTATACTATGTGTATGTGTCGGTATTGTAATCTGGTGGATCATGACCTATGACAGTAGGAATGGAATTTGAAGACACCTTTTCACTAGATCATCTAGTCTTTACAGAAAGGAAATGTAGAACCTGTGGTATAACTAAAGATTTGTTGGGTGGCTTTTATAGAACAAGAAATAAAAGAACCACACCTTCTGCATATTCTTATGAATGTAAGGAGTGTACAAAGATAAGAGTGAAGCAAAAAAAAAGAAAGGAAAAACCTGAATTGTATCCTGATTGGTAGGGTTCATGCACTGTTTCCCCTCTGTAAGCGTGTTTTTTTCTAAATATTAATAGTCAAACAGTAGGGAATCACAGGAATTTTACATGGCACTCAGACTATCATCTCCGGGTATCAGTGTAAGAGAAGTTGACCTTACCAGAGGTGGCGTAAATGCAAGCATTAACGTTGCTGCCGGTATTGCCGGACCATTCAAAAAAGGACCTGTAAATGAAGTTTGCAGGATCAACAATGAAAAAGAACTT